GAGTCTGGGATACGTCCGAAACGCCGCGAAAGTCTGGGAACTCGCATCAAATGGCAACCAAAAAAAATAAAATAGTCGCCGCAGAAAAAATAATTGTTCGCGAGATTGTCGAGAAATATATTTTGGATCTCGCGGCAGGAAATATAAAAAGCAATTTCAGTTTGCACGGCTGGGCTGTCGCAACTGCGCCGCTGCTCAGCGGCTGGGCTTGGCACAAAGTCCAAGCGTACGCAGACTTCGTAGCGCTCGTTACTCAGGCGGCGGGAAGCAGCGCTGGGAAACCTTTGGTACTTCTGCCTTGGCAATGGGCGGTAGCGGCGCAGCTGTTGGCAGATCCTGACTGCAAGGCGCTTCTAGTCGTCGTTGCACGCGGCGCTGGGAAGACGGAGCTAGCGGCGTCGCTGCTTGCCTATGTGATGATCACAGGCGGCGCATCGCAGCAGTATTACGCCGTGGCACCCAACCTTAGGGCGGCTTGCATTGTCTTTGACCGTCTACGCACCATGACTAGGGCGCTTGATCCAGAGGTGACGTTTAGCGACGCGACCACAATAAGCAACCAAGGCGGCTGGATTCGCTGTCAGGGATCCGTAATGCGTGCCCTGCCCTGCACAGAGACGGCGATGGATGGCATATCAGCGAGGCTTATCGTTGCTGACGAAGTGGCTCGCATGGAAAAGGGCTTCGGCAGAGTGGTCACAGGGCTATCAAAGGATCCTGCTAGCCAGATGCTTTGTATCAGCACTCCAGACGCTAGACAGCGCACCCGCTCTATCTGGCCGTACTGGGCAGCGCTACAGGCTCACTACGTACAGGGTTCTGAGTGTCCTGCTGGGTGGCGTGCAATGCTGTTTGGTCTGGATTCAGAAGATGATGCACTTGATGAGGACAATTGGATTAAGGCGCAGCCATCGCTAGGCGTGACTGTGCAGGCGTCAAACATGAAGGCTTCGATAGAGGCGATGATGGGGACACACGATCCAGAGCAAGTAGCGGAATGTGATATGCAGATTCTCGCTCGGCACAATGACCGCCTCAGCGGCGCTATGGATCTCTCAATCTTGGACAGGCAGATGATTGAAGTAATCGACTGGGACTCTCTGCGTGGCGCCCCTGCCGTTATAGCAATCGACTTAGCGCGCGGCGCGCAGCTTGGCGACCATGCAAACCTATCTAGCCTCTGTCTGGCAGTATTCGACGTCAAGGCAGAGCGCTACAGATACAAACTGATTCATTGGTGGGCAGGACAGGACATCGTTGGCGATGAAAAGCGCTGCCACCAACCGCTTCGGCAATGGGTAGCCGAGGGACATTTACGCCAGATGTCTGGCGAGATCCACGATATGCACGTTATCGAGGCGGCGGTACTCGATCTCAGCGCTACATATTCGGTGCGGCATGTTGGCGTAGATCCTTTGGCGCACCAAGAATCGGCGTTAATCGACTGGCGGCGGCGTGGAATCACCGTAACGGCAGTCGAACAGGGAATACGGACTATGGGGCCAGCTTGGGCGCTGTGGACTGACGGTATACGCGGGCGAAGTATCACCCATCAGAAAGATCCAGTACTGCGGGCTTGTTTAGGCGCGACCAGAACTATTCAAGATAACGCGGGCAATGTTCGCCCAGTTAAGGGGCGCAGCTCTGGGAATATCGACGCCGTTATAGCCTCTTGCATGGCGGCGATGCTGTGTGAAAGGTTCAACGTCGCTAGGGTTTCGTCCTATGAGACTCCCGGCGGCGTAGTAATCTGACCCCCCACTATTGGATATGCCATAGTAAAAAAAGATTTGCAGGCAGTATTTAGTACCGCAAGATGCAAATCTTTCCCCGCGCCATGAGCGCCTCGGTATATCGCCTTGCGGCGACAGTGACCAGTCTTAAGATGAAAAGGCAGTCTACCAAATAAATTTTCGCAATTCACTTGACAACTTTTGGAGGCAAATAAGTTGCGGGCGTGAGTGTATTCAGCCGCCTGACAGGATGGTTCGGAAACAATACTGCCACGTCATCATATCTAACGGATATTGGCGGCACTTTCTCAGCGACTACAGACGCTAGAAACAACATCCCTGCCGTACTTCGCGCGATCAATCTGCTAGGTACTGACATCGGAAGAATGGGTATCGAGTGTTGCCGCGCCGATGGCAGCTACGTTGAATGCCCAGCTAGCACTTTACTGACTGGTGAAGCGAATACTTACCAATCTGGACACGCTTGGCGGGCTTGGATGGTGGCTAGTGCCATAACGAACGGCTGCGGCTATTCGTTTATTCAGCGAGATAATCGCGGCGACGCCATCGCGCTATGGCCGCTATTGCCGGGACGCATAGCAGTTATCTGGTTTGGATTCGAGCCACGATTTCTAATGGATGGGCAACAGATCGACCCATACAACATAGTGCAGCTCATGGCTGGGACTGGCTCGATGCAGAATCCGTATTCCTGCGTGAGTCCACTAGTCCGATGCGCCTCTGCGCTGTCGCTGTCCATCCTGCAAGAGCGAGTAGCGACATCACTTGCTGAGTCTGGACGCGTTGGAAAGATCTCGATTACCCACCCTGGCACGCTGTCGACTACGGCGAAGCTCGATTTAATCAGCGGGTATATCAGTAAACATATAACCCCAGAAGGTGCGACTAGGCCGCTCGTTCTCGATGAAGGCGTACGCGTCGAGCGTGTTGGCGACGGTGCGCTTCCGGGCTTGTTAGAAGATCGAAAATTCCAAATTATGGAAATATCTAGGGCGCTTGGAATACCGCCGCAGATGCTTTATCAAAGCGATGCAGGCGCACTCAGCTCACAGATTGAAATGCAGCGGCAATATGTAGAGGGCACGGTAGCGGGATGGGCTGACCGTTTCGCTACTTCGCTTAGCTCGAAAATTTTACCGCAAGGCGTAAAACTAAAATTTGAAGTAGCGGACTTAATGCGCGGCAATATGCGCGACGTCGCCGCAAGCTTGAAAGATCTAGCGACTACAGGCGCGTTGACTTTAAACGACGCGCGCGAGATGTTGGGCTTGGCGTATGTCGACGGCGGCGAACAGACGCTTACCCCCGCGGCTTCCGCTTCCACAGCGCCAAGTCCAACCAATCCAACAACGGAGGAATCAGAATGATTGAATATCGCACCGTTGATATAGCACTAGAGCCAGGCGACAAAGACAGCATGAAAGTAGGCGGCTATGCCGCTCGCTTTAATGTTCCATCGCTTCCGCTGATGATTCGCGGCCGCCAGATGCGCGAGCAAATCGACCCCGCTGCTTTTAACAACTCGCTGAATGATCCAGATATCTCGCTTTATTGGCAGCATGACAACAGCGAACCACTCGCTAGCACTCTAAGCGGTTCGCTCAATATGCGAACAGATGAAGAGGGTTTAATTTTTGAAGCGCTGCTGCCAGATACCACACGCGCGCGCGACGCTATGACGCTGCTACGCGCTGGCATTGTGCGACAAATGTCCTTCGGCTTCACCGTTCGCGAAGACAAATTCGACGGAGATCTACGCACACTTCTTGACGTCGACCTAGCAGAAATCTCACTCGTTGAGCGCGCTGCGTATCCGCAAACCAATGCAGATGCGCGCGCGCTCTCTCGTTCTCATTTAGTCACCACCCAGCGCATTGCGCTACGCATCAAAAACTTGAAAGGCAAACTATGAAACTCTCGGAAATGTATGAAAAGCGAAAAGCACTCAGCACAGAAATCGACAATCTCACCAATGGAACTACCAAACTCACAAGCGAAAATGAGCTACGCGCTTCGCAAATGTTGGAAGATCTTGACGGTATGGACTCAGAAATTCGTCGCGTTGGTTTGCGTGATCGTCTCGACGCAGGCGGGATTACTTCCCACGCTGAAACAGGACGCCCAGCGCAAGCGCTGAAGTCTGAATTCAGGGACTGGATCTCTGGCGGCTTTCGCTCAGATAACAAATTTGAAGTGCGAGCCAATACCACAGTCGCCACCCTCGGCGGCAATACTGATATCGCAAGTTCAATTTTTACTGAGTATGTCAATCGTGACAGCGTTGTACGAAATCTTGCAAGTGTTGTTACAACAGACAGCGGCGCCCCGCTTGTTTTCTATCGTCAGACTGCACAATTTGCAGCGGCTACCGCAGTAACGGCTACAAGTGCCGCATTTACTGAAAAAGCCCCAACAGCTGAAAAAGTCACTTTCACAATGACAAAAATGGGCTTCTATACGCTCGTTGCTAATGAAGCGCTTACAGATTTGGTCTGGGATGTTGCTACAGACACCATTCGTCAGCACGCAGAATTACACGCGGCGAATCGCGATCTTTCATTTTCAAACGTGGCATATGTCGCATTCGCTCAGCCGATTTACGATTACACCACTTCGGGTACATCGAATGTGCTGAGCAAGACGACAGCAGCGCCATACACCGCTGGTACTGGCATCTCGATGGCTGAGGCTACTTCAGCTGTTTACGGTACAGGTTTGAAGACGCCATACTTGAAAAATGCTTCTTGGCTTTTGCCAAATGCTGTCTGGGCTGCGACAATTTCGGCGGCTTCGGCAACTCTGCCAGTGTTCGGACAGAGTGCGGGATATTCAGTAGCTCGCGATGGTGCGGGGTTAAATTTCCTTGGGTATCCAGTTTACTTGTCGAACAACCTCCCAACATCAGCGGCTACTACTGTTGCCTATGGCGTCTTCGGCGACATTCAGCGCGGATATCGAATCGTCGAACAAAATGCAGTTCCGTTCATGGCTGATCCATACACCTTTGCGAATGCTGGACAAACCCAGTTCCTGTCTTCGACTCGCGCTTACGGTGCAATCATGGATCGAAACGCAATGGTTTCCCTGTTCAAGACGTGATCTATGCCCATCTTGATCACTACAGCAGATGCAAAGACTCATCTTCGGGTTTATCACACCGAAGACGATTCTTATATCGCATCTTTAGTGCAGGCTGTTTGTATCGAGTGGGAAGAAGTAACGCACCAATACATTGGGCAGGGGTTCATTACGCAGACCCCTGCCCAGCGTTATTTGGCAGAGCCAGACGATGGCGTATTCCGTCCCTACTTTAATCCAGTAGATACGACAATACTTCCAACCTTTACTACAGACCTTTTACCGCTGGCGCCAATTACACCTACAGAAGCTTGGGTGAAACTCGACGGCGCAGCTGCGTACGTCGTTGGCGACTCGCTGATTAACAACGTCAATTACACGTATCCACTTTCTTTTGGCTTCACGCTGACTACAGCATTTAACGCAGAGATAAAGCAAGCGCTTCTACTTCGCGTCGGCTACTTTTATTCATACCGCGGTGATGATCCAACACCGCCAGATATGAAGGGATGGCTTATGTTAGTTGCGCGGCATCGTACTGGGGCGCTTATATGATTCCTACTGGGATGATGCGTATAAAAATGGCGTTTACTCGCCGCGCTGTTGCGTCGATTGATGATGTAGGTCAGGCGACACTAGGTACTACTACGACTCTCAATACAGTTGTTGGTTTTGTCGAATCAAACGACCGTTATGACGACAAACTAAATAGCGGAATCGGCGCAAACGAAAAAACCCATATTGTAGTTCCTTGGTTCTCTGGGCTGAAGACTGGCGATCAAGTCACGCTAACGGATGGGGTAACTACAACGCTTTATCAAATTGAAAGTATTGAAGATGATCGAAATAAACACAGGCAGCTACGCTTAGTCATTATTCGCGCGGAAGAAGGCCGCTAATGATTACTGTTAATCAGCAGGCACGCGCGGAACTCAATAAACGTCTAAAAAAAATTAAGTATGGCACTATGGAAAAGGC